AGGGGATGACAGCAGACGAAGCTGTGAAAAGTGTGTTGAGTTCAACATACGGAAAGACGGGAACACGAAAATTATTGAGAAAGATGTTTATGACCTAGTTGACTGTGGTAAAAGGACTAGATTTCTAATTAGAAACAAAGATGGAGAGGTATTCGTTTCCCATAACTCGGCGGGTCACGGACTAAATCTCCAACATGGTGGGTCACTTATTGTTTGGTATGGGTTCACATGGTCGTTGGAATTATATCAGCAGTTTAACGCAAGACTGCACCGACAGGGACAAACCAATATTGTCCGTTGCATGCACATTGCTGTTGGTGAGGTAGAAGAAAACTTGATGCGTGCATTAGCACTGAAAGACGTAACGCAAGCAGAATTATTAAGGAGCTTAAAATGATTAGCAATATGGAGTTATACGGCACAAATGATGTGCCTCGTGTACCCGCGGCGATATGTAACGAACGATTGGAATTGTTGGAAACACGGTTAGAAGCTCTAACGAGTGTTCACTTCATGTACCACAACAATAACTTAATCAACAGAGTGCTTAAAGCAAAACGTCATTGGACGAAATTAAGAGACGGAGAAACAGTATGAATAATTCAGATATGGCATCACTCCTTGCGGAGTTGGATATAGTGCGTTTGGATGTGATAAACAAACTTACGCAAGGTGCTAAATATGGCAACGGCGAAGAGGTTATGAGAAAAATTATGAGAGAATGTGCGGAGAAATTAAAATGAGTTATGAAAAAGAAGAGGGTTTCAAAAAGTTTGACGGCAGTAAAAATAGGTTGGAGCTTATAGAGCCTGAATTCGTTGAGGGCTTAGGACGTGTTCTAACTTTTGGTGCAGAGAAATATGAAGCACACAATTGGAAAAAAGCTACATTAGATGAAGACTGTGAGCGTATTTATGGTGCATTGATGAGACACTTACTTGCATACAGAAAGGGTGAGAAGTTAGACCCTGAAACAAATGAAAGTCACTTATATCATGCAACGTGTAATTTAATGTTCCTCGACTATTTTGATAGGTTAACTTAATTTTAAGTTAACGTCAGCTACACTTTGACATGAATAATAAAAAACCTGAGAAAAAAGTACAAGCCGAGATTATTAAATACCTTAAAGAACAAGGTATCTATTATGCAAAGACAATGAGGATGAGTATGAACGGTGTGCCCGACATACTTTGTTGCATTGATGGACACTTCGTTGGTATTGAAGTTAAGGCAGAGGGCAAACGTGAGGAAATCACGCCACTACAAACTGAGAACTTGGCAGACATTAGACTGTCTAAGGGGTATGGAATGTGTACCGACAATGTTAATGACGTTATCGAAATGATTGAAAGGATAAAACGAAATGGGTAAAGAAGTAGAAAGGCACGTTACGTTGCTTGAATACCAACACGATATGTTAAGAGCACTTGCCAAAATGGAAAGACGCTCTATGCGAAACACTGTTGCAATCTTAGTTGAAGAAGCAATGAAAAAACTAAAGGCTAAAAAATGAATATAATTCAGATTAAGTTCGATGAAAAGAGTGCAGAGTTTCTTGTTGATACGGATAAGCCGGAGCATTTAGTTACTGCCTTGATAGGGCTTGAGGGTTACTTGCATAAAATGACCGGACTCGATGAACAAGACATCAGAGGAATCTGCCGTGAAGCTAAAGACAACGCCGAAGTAAAACCTACGGGTGGTGAAGTTACAGACATTGAAGTTGTGCCCGAAGCACCTAAGAAAATAGAGGAGTTGAAATGTTAGTAGAGCTAACTGAAATCAGTCCTAATAATTGGTCTTGGAAAGATACTCTGGGTAATGTGTGGTCAACAACATTACTACGTAGTGCCACTCCGTTACAAGCTGTAAAGGTGATAGGTACTGCTGAAAACAAAGAAGCAATAAAGCAAATCATTAAACTCCGTGAAGCTGGTTTCACCACAGACGAAATCATTGAGCTACACAAAGCGGGCATGGTGTTAAAGGCTTAAAATCTTTTCCCGAAGTTAGCGTTGCCGCCACTTCGTTTCCCCGCTCCAAATCGCCCTAACGTATATTCCAATACGGCTTGGGCTTCTTTCTCTACGTGATATTCCATCACTCTATCTTCGTCATCTGCGAGATATTCAATCAAATAATTTACACCATTCGCCAACGAGTCAAGTCTATCATCATGCTTCAACGACTGACGCTCACGCGTAATATGCGACAACTGATAACCCAAAGAGTTAATAATACTTGGTGCATGTAAGTCTTGTTCAAATACTTCCTTGGAAACAATGAGTCTGTGTTGGTTCATTACCGGCTCTAACGTCTCAATGATACGCACTTCTTTCTGCCCCGTCACCTTGATGCCCTCGACCTCGGTAAGTGGAGAGTGCTTTAACATGTGTGGCTCAAGCAACTTGGTGAACATACCGTCACCGAAGTTGTCCTCTACAACAGCTGTATCTATTTTGTGCAATGCACACAGCTCGGCAATCTGCGTTAAGGTCTCATCGTGATAACCACCTGAGAGACCCATTACTTTTCTCAAAAAGATACGCGTTCCCAACGTGTAAAGAATAGTGATACCAATTTCATCCTTACCCATACCCGCCGTATCTATCGACATGATACGGTATTCATATTTGGCTGTTTCCTTGCTTTCAAATCGTGGCATATAAAGCTTGTCTTTCGAGAAGCCATTGTGCTTTTGATATAAAATGCTATCAGGCATCGAGGAGTACCCAATTTTGAGTGGGGCAACGTCATCATCAATATCTGTTACGATAAGGTCTGAAAGCTTGAGAGGGTAGCGTAGTGCATCACTCTCAGTAACATCCAACTCGTACTGCAACTTGAACTTCGATTTACCAATACGCATGCGCTTGGACTCAAGGAATTCTTTGTTAAGTCTTTCGTCAACTGCTTGACCCATAAGTGTTGGGTTTGCCTTTAGACGCTCTAACAAATAAGGAGCAAGCCCACCCCAATACAATTCCTCTTTGTCCGTATAGAACGCAGGGATAATAAACGGTACGAAACCCTTTTCCTCAATCCACGGAATGTAGATAGACGATGTTGAGTGTGGCGTACAGAGCGTAAGCGACTCATCCTTACCTGACATCAAAAGGTTTTGTGCTTCCATTGCATAGATGTCAATCATTTCTGTCTTAACAGCAGACTCAACGGTTTGAGCTGTTTCAATATCATCGTAAACAATTAGGGATGCACGGAAACCCGTGACCTGGGTTGCAGCACCAACGGCGTAAACAGATGGTGAGTCAGATGGAGCAGCACCCGCAACGTCAAAACTTTCGCCGGATGTTCTCTCCATGTTGTGCCGTGGTGTCATGTGCTTCGTAATTGGAAGTAACTTAATCATCTTCTGAACAAATTGTGAGTAGTTCGATGCACGTGTTTTACCTGCCGACATGACAAGTATCTTTTCGTTAGGGTCGTTTAACAGTCTCCATAAAACATAAACCTGAGACGTGAGGGATTTTGCCAAACCCCTTTCAGCCATCATCATACGGTGTGGATTAGAACGGTCGGAAATGAACAACGCCATTTCGTACTGTGCCTTAGACGGTCGCGGTAATCCTAAGTATGCAAAAGTGTACGTGTAAAATGCAATGAAATTGTCTTCCAACATTTCATTAGAAAAGTATTTGTCATCTTCATAGGTACGACCCCATCTAACATCACAAAAATAATCGACTTGCCCTTGGGCGGTCATTGCACTTAACGGCACTGCACTCATATACTTTCCTTTTTCGCTCTACGTTTCGCAGCCGCTTCTAACCTCTTCTTAGTGTCATCTTCCACTGTACTTCGTGGCTTGTCTGATACAACTTGATTGTTTCTCAAGTAGTTCATAGGAACACTTAGAGACGATAACTCTTCAACCTTTTCTTCGTCAACGTCTTCCATGATGTTAATCATAAGGGTCAGAAGGAGCTCGTCTAGATTCTCAAGTTTTTCTTTTTTAGTTGCCATCTTAATGTCCTAACG